TCCCAGGGCAAGTCGGGCTGCTCCCTTTCGGCCCTGGTCGCGGGACAGTTTGTCCTATTAGGTAGGAGCAGTCGTCTTCCTAGAAGCCGCCGCACTCCTAGGAGCCGCCGCACTCCCTTGTGCGGTCGGCGACGGAGTGCGGTCGGCGACGGAGTGCGGTCGGCGACGGCAGGAGCCGATGTTGGAGTTGGGGGTTTGTTGTGGGTTATGGGAGAGAGTCGTGGAACGGTTGGCCTGCTGACGGGTCGTTGCCTCCGCATGTGGAACGGTATGTGGAGTGGGTGACGATGCCTACTTGGGAGCGGCCTGCCGATTTGAAGACTCGGGTCGCGTTTGCCAAGTCGATCGGTGTGGCGGTGGCTCGTTTGGGCAAGTGGGATAAGGACTCTCGTGTTCGGAAGGCTGTAGATAAGCGTTGTAATGAGTTGAATCTGTCTCCTGTGCGGATTCAGGAGGTGATGAACGCGGTGTTTCGGTCTGCGACGGAGGGCGATATGAAGGCTGCTGGCTTGTTCTTGCAGCATGCGGATAGGTTGAAGCCGAACCGTGTGGTGATTGAGGATCGTCGGATTGCTGATTTGTCGGATGACGAGTTGCGGGCCGAGTTGGGTAAGTTGGGGCTTCTTGCTGGGATGGGGGACGCTGATGGCAGTTAGGTTTGTTTGCGACGATCAGGCGGACGCACTGTCTGCCTGGTCGGTGAACTATCCTGAATGGGTGTTCCGTCATGAGCAGGAACGTCAGTTCTGGTTGGATCAGGGGCTGTCGGGTACGCCGTGGGGTGTGGCTCGTGCGGCGGCTGTCTCGGATGCTGCGGCGTCTGTGTCTGTGACGTTGACTGCTACGTCTCCGTGGACGCGAGAGCGGCAGTTCTGGCAGTTGTGGGCTGATTTGCCGCCTGTCCCGTTGGCATGACGGACGTTCCGTTCTCGAAGGCCGAACTGTTTCAGGAGGCTTCGTGGCGTAAGTGCGCTCAAGATCCTGTGTTCTTCTTCGAGAACTATTGGCGGATTCAACATCCTGAACGTGGGCAGATTCCGTTTGAACTGTTCGATGCGCAACGTGATGCGTTGCGGGTGTTTCAGGCAGAACGGTATGTGGTGACGTTGAAGGCCCGTCAGATCGGCTGGACGACGTTGGTTGCTGCGTATTCGTTCTGGTTGGCGTTCTTTCATGAGGATCGTTTGGTGATCTTCTTGTCGAAGGGTGAGCGGGAAGCGAAGACGATTCTGGATAAGGTCAGGTATGGGCATAAACGGCTTCCTGAGTGGTTGCGTGCTCGTGGCCCGAAGTTGTTGCGGGACAATCAGCAGGAGTTTCCGTTGTCGAACGGTTCTGCGATTGAGTCGTTGCCGTCGAAGTCTGATCCTGCTCGTGGCCGTTCTTGCTATTTGGTGATTGTGGACGAGTGGGCGTTCTTGGAGAATCCTGTTGATGCGTGGGCGTCGATTGAGCCGATCGCTGATGTTGGTGGTCGTGTGATCGGTTTGTCTACTGCGAATGGTTGGGGGAACTTTTTCCATTCGTTGTGGGTTGGGGCGAGGACTGGCACGAATCAGTTTGTGCCGATCTTTGAGGCGTGGGATGCGCGTGCGGAGCGGGATGCTGCTTGGTATGAGGTGAAACGTCGGTCGTTGCCTGAGTGGCAGTTACATCAGGAGTATCCGCGGACGGAGGATGAGGCGTTCATTCAGGGTGGCAATCCGTTCTTTGATACTGCCCGTCTGGCCGAGTTTGTGTTGGAGGATGGCCGTGTGGGTGAGGTTGTGGCTCGTGAGTTTCGGACGTTTGTTGAACGGTCGGGTGGCCCGTTGGAGATGTGGGAGTTGCCGCAGGATGGCGACCAGTATGTGATTGGTGCTGATGTTGCGGAGGGGTTGGAGCATGGTGACTTTTCGTCGGCTCATGTGATCCGTTTGCGGTCTGGTTTGGTTGTTGCTCATTGGCATGGGCATGTTCCTCCTGACGAGTTCGGCGATGTGTTGGCCGATTTGGGATGGTTCTATAATCGGGCGTTGGTTGGGGTGGAGAACAATAATCATGGGTTGACGACTTGTGTGGCGTTGAAGGGTGCGAAGTATCCGAATATCTTCTATTCGCGGATTGTGGATGAGCGGTCGCGTCGGGAGACTCGGAAGATTGGTTGGTCTACGACTCGTAAGACTCGGCCGATGATGTTGGACGACCTATATGCGGCGTTGCGTGACGATTCGATCACGGTCCGCGATCGGGAGACTGTTGGGGAGTTACGGACGTTTATCCGCGACGAAAGCGCCCGCCTGCACGGGTCACCTTTCGATGACCGTACGATCTCGTTGGCTATCGCCGTGCAGATGATGGCGTACGCCCACCAGCACGACTACAAAGTGCAGAATGTGCAGTGGGGCCAGTTGGCCTGGTGGGATCAGGTCGATAGTCACGAAACGGCCGTGCCGACAATCGGCTCCCACAACGTCCGTTGGGGGCCGAACGGCCCACGCATCCCTGGGACAGTTTGACCTATTAGGTAGAAGGCGTCGTCTCCCTAGACGGTCGGCGACGCCAGAAGACGCCGAGTCCCTCTCGTGCGGTCGGCAAGGAGCCGTGGCTGTGGCAGAGTGTGAACATTCCCAACATTGGTCGTTGGACGCCTGCCCTGGGTTGACGGACGCCGAGCAGGCTTACGGCGAGAAAGTCAGATCTGTCTGCCTGAACTTTGTGGCAGCAGGGGGCCGTGACGATTGGCATGGCGAAACGGTAAAGGAACGGGTAGACGAAATGTTCGCCAACGCCAAACGGTACGGGAACCCCGAACCGCAATATGAGGGACGCAGGTGGGTGTGATGGACGGACAGCAGCCGCAAGTTCCGCTCCCCGAACAATATTGGAAAGGGAACGACAACGAACAGGACGGCCCTGCCCCGTACCGCCGTGCGGGCGGCACGAAGAAAGATCTGCTTGCCAAGTACCGCCAACGGTTAGATACGGCGCAACGGTGGCGGAAAGACGAACAGTACGAGGACACTTGGCGTCGCCTTTCCGACCTGTACCGCAACCGCCATTTCGACCAGTTCTCGTCGGAAGCGCAGATCGCTGTGAACGTCGCGTTCGCTACGGTGAACACGATTGTTCCGTCAGTTTCGGTGAACCATCCGAGAGTTACGGTCACGGCCCGTCAGCCCGAAATGGAACCTGCTGCCGAGGCTGCCGAAGCGGCCGTAAACTATTGGTGGCGGCACTATAACTGGCGGGTCGAACTGAAACGGGCGGTGAAAGACTCGCTGATCTTCGGGAACGGCTGGGTGAAGGTCGGCTGGAAATATGAGGCCGAATATCGCGAGAAGAGCGCGGACGAACAGTTCGCCGAGTTTCAACAGTTACGCGATCAGGCCGATTTGCAGTTGGAACAAGATCCGATGTTGGACGGCCCGTCGGACGAAATGTTACGGTCGCAGGTCGATGAACGGGCCGAGGAACCGAAGGTGGACTGCCCGTTCGTGGAACGGGTCAGTCCGTTCGACCTGTTCGTAGATCCCGAATCGACTTGTTTCGAGGATCTGAAATGGGTTGCCCAACGGATGGTCCTCCCGTTGGAAGATGTGAAGAAGGACCGCAGGTACCGTAAAGCGGCCCGTGACCGTCTGCAAGCCGACGCGTCTACGAATGTGCGATGGCGGGACAGTATCGATTCGCATGATGAGGCCCACAAGTACGACGACGATGTGAAACGGGTTGTGCTGTGGGAGTTCTACGATTTGCGGGCCGAGTTCTACTGTGTGTTCGCAGGGTCGGGTGACGACTTCCTGTTGGAGCCGACCGATTTCCCGTACCCGTATGGCAGCCCGTACGTGTTCCTCGGCAACTATGAGGTACCTGACCAGTTCTACAACATCGGTGACCTTGAGGTGATCGAACCGTTGCAGCACGAACTGAACGCCACACGGTCAGATATGGTCAATCACCGTAAACGGTGGCAGCGGGCCTATATCGCTCGCCGTGACGCGTTGGACCCGTCAGCACAGAATGCACTGTTGACCGATAAGGACAACAGGATCATTTATGTTGACGGAGATGTCGATCTGCATAACGTGGTTGTGCCGTTGCAGCAACTGTCGTTGGACCCGCAGATGTATCAACATTCGCAGCAGATCGAACAGGATGTCGATCTGGTTTCTGGCGTGTCCGAATATCAGCGTGGTGGACTGTCGGAAGTTCGACGGACTGCTACGGAAGCGGCAATGATCCAGGATGCTGCGAACGCTCGTGCGGCCGACAAGTTGGCGAAGATCGAAACGTTCATGTCGGACGTTGCCAGGAGGGTTGTGGAACTGGCCCAACAGTATTTGACGGGCGATCATGTTGCTCGCATTGTGGGGATGGATGGGGCGGCGTCATGGATTGAGTTCGACATCGAACGCATTCAGGGCGAGTTCGACTTCGAGGTGGAGGCAGGTTCGACACAGCCTCGCGATGAGGCGTACCGTCGCCAGCAGGCGTTGCAGTTGGCGAATGTGCTCAGCCCGTATGTGGGGGTGGCTGTGAACCCGCAGGCGTTGGTGACGTATGTGCTGCGGGAGGGGTTCGGGGTGAAGAACCCCGAACAGTTCATTACGATGCCTTCACCGATGATGGACCCGTCGATGATGGGTGGCGATCCGTCGATGATGGGCGGCGCGCAGGCAGGTGGTGGTTTCCCGCCGTCGGCAGGCCCGCAGGGACTTCCTGCGGGGCAGGGGCCGACAGACATGCCGCAGGAAACGGCAGCGACACCGAACGCTGGCGTGAACATTCCCCCTGAGATTCTGTTGCAGTTGCAGAACCAGTTGGGTTTGGAACTGCCGAACGGAGGATGATGGACGCGAGTGAGTGGGAACGTCGTCTGGACCGCCTGTTGGCGGTGATGGAACGGATGGCACAGCAGCAAGCGCCGACAATCAACGTGAATGTGCAGGAGGTTGTCGCCCAGAAGAAGAAACGCTCTGCTGTTTCGTCTCCCGAGACGGAGGGCGATGTTCCTGAGCCTGGCGGGCAGCCTCGCCCGTGGGTGTCGTGAGCGGCCGTTATGCAGAACGGGATTTGGTCCGCGTTCTGCCCGTACGCCCGTTGGAAGCAGGCGAATATGTCGCAGCCGCAACGAACGTGCAGTTGCGGTACGACATCGGCAGTTCCGCGATCTATGTGGGGGAAGCCGAGAAGGGCGCTGCCGCTGGCGATGCGGTGTGGACGATCAAGAAAGTGATATTGGACGGGTCGGGCAACCCGACCCAACAGGTATGGTCGGGTGACCGCACCGCCATTTGGAATGACCGCACAACAGAAAGTTACAGTTGAGAGATGGCCTCATATCTGTTCGATAAGTGCAAAGAGTCGCTGCTTTCGCAGAACCCGTCGATTGATTTCGATACTGACACAATCAAGGTCGCTATTTGTAATGTTGCGACCGATAACGGTTCGGTGACGAGCGCCACTCAATATAAGTCGTCGGTTACGTCGTATGGGGCGTCTACCGATCAGACGTTGGGGTCGAAGACGGTGACGGGCGGCACGTTCGACGCTGGCGATTCTACGTTCACTTCGGTGGCGGTCGATGGGGCAAAGACGGTCGGTGCGCTTGTGATCTACAAGGACACGGGTAACCCTGCGACCAGTCCGTTGATCGCATGGATTGACGGGTTCACGCCGATCACTCCGAACGGCGGGAACATTTCCGTAACGTGGGATGCGGGTTCGAACAAGATCTTTGCGCTCTGATGTGCGATGGCAGTTCCCGACATCCTCGCTGTCTTTGATCGCGAACATCCATCTGAACGGGCGTTACATCATGAGGTGTGTGCGAAGCATGTAGATGCTGCACTTGCCGAGATTGTTTGCCCGTTCACGCCTGTTGAGGGCGTGACGGTTTTGGCCGTGTCGCGGGCTGCTGATGGCGATGGTGGCGATGCGTTGCGGCTGGATGGTGAGGGCGGCAACATTTCTTGGCCCGTGATTGTGTCCCGACCGCCCGTGTTGGCGTCGGATCCTGCGGGCGAGTGGGCTGTCCGTACGGTCGAACAGGGCGATGGCCGTCTGTTGGTCGAAACGACTTTGTTGCCTGCTCGGGCGTTGGACGCAATGGAAACGGTGGTCGGGTTACGTCGGTTCCGTTACGATCCGCAGGCCGCGTTGACGGCCTTGTTTGTGGCGTTGACAGCATGACCACTTCTTCGATTTATCCTGTTGCGACGGGCCAACGGTCCGAGGGCCTCACAACGTACCATTCGGATATCAACGATACGATTGATCGTGCGTTGACCGATTGGGGTACTGTCCAAACTGCGTCTGCGACGGTTACGTCGTCTACGAACTGTGCGGTTGCGTTCTCGTCGGCTCCGACCGCAGGGAACTTGCTGGTTTGTGCGATTGCTATCGAATCGAATGTTCGTTGTTCGATTGATACGGGCACTTATAAGTGGACGGAGATCGTTGATGCTGGGGCGACGGGCCGTGGTATCGCGATGTATTGGCGTCGTGAGGGCGAGAACAGTAACACGACTGGCACTACGTCGCAGCCGTTTACGGCTGCGTCGAACGTGACGGGCAAAGTGTACATGTGGGAGTTCTCTGGCCCGTATGCCCAGTATCAGCAGTCTTCTGGGATTGATACTTGGACGAGTGGGGCTACGTCCCGTTCGTATACGTTGTTGACCAGAGATAAGACTCGGCATCCGCGTTTGCGGGTTGCGGTGTGTGCGTTGAACTCGGGTGGGTCTGCGATCACGATGTCGGGTGGTGATGCGTCGTCGCAGGTGTTCTCGTCGGGCCGTCAGGCTTTCTATCTTGATAAAGAAGATGAGACTTCTACCGCGTTGACGGATGGTGATACCCCGTCGGCGCATGCTTGGTCGTGGACAGGTTCGGTTACGGGGTCGGCGATCACGTACGAGTTTGGTGGTGAGGGCATCACCAGTTTGACGAATGACGATTCGACGTTCTATGTGGGCTATTACGGTTTGGTTACGTCGGAGTATCGGGCGGGTTTGTTGTTCGATACGGCCTCGCTTCCTGATTATGACACGATTTCGGGTGCGTCGCTGAGGTTCTGCTTGCAGGATAAGGATGCGATTGGTACTGGCGATTCGTTGCTGGTGGTTGAGGGGAAGGTGGCCGACGGTACGTCGGCGTTTGGTGGGACTACAACGTATTCGCAGGTGATGCAGGCCCGTACGTCGATTTCTGGTTCGACGTTGGGGTCGATGGTCAAGGCGAATATGGTTGAGGGGACGGCGGCATATAACGATCTGAACGGTTCGTCTGGCCTGAACTCTGATACTGCTTTGAAGGCGACGATCAACAAGACGGGTACAACGTCGGTGTTGGCGGTGTTGTCCCCGACGACGGATTCGTCGTATCCTGCACAGTCGCTTGCGACGGTGTATGGGGTTGGGACGGTCGGTACTGATTCTGATCCGCTGCTGGTTGTTACGCATCATTCGATTGCTCCGTCGGGTCTTGCGGACGGTCAGGCGTTTGGGACGCCGACCGTGGATCTCGCTGCTGGCGGTCAGACGATCTCTCCTTCAAGTTTGGTTGACGGCCAGGCGTTTGGTACCGCGACGGTCACACCTGGGACGGTGACCGTTAGCCCCACGGGTCTTGCCGATGGGCAGGCGTTCGGTACTGTAACGGTCACCCCTGGTGAGGTGACTGCGAGTCCGTCTAGTTTGGTTGACGGTCAGGTGTTTGGGACGCCGACTGTCGATGTGGCGTCTGCTTTCCCGCAGACGGTGGAGCCGTCGGGTCTGGCTGACGGTCCGACGTTCGGTAGTGTGACGGTCACGCCTGGTGAGGTGACTGTCGGCCCTGCGGGGTTTGCTGCGGGTCTGTCGTTCGGCGTTCCGCTTGTTGGCGATTTGGCTAACACTTGCGTTCTGGTGGTGCAGGTGGCCGACCAGGTTGCGGTCGGATTGGCTGCCCCGATCGTGACGCAGGCGTTGAGCGCGTTGGGTGTCGCCCAGCCGTTTGATGCGACTCCTACGGTGCGGGTGTATTCGATTGATCCGTCTACGGGAACGGAAACGGACGAGGTGGCGTCTGCGGCGATGGGGCAGATCGGTGCGACCGATTCGTGGTCGTATTCGTGGGTGCCGTCTGCGGCGGGGACGTTTGTGGTGTCGGTGGTTGGCGAGTGTGCGGGCGTTGTGAGGGTGGAGGCGGTGTCGGTGTCGGCTCGGCCGAAGTTCGATCCTGTCGCTTTGGCGCTGTACGGCCAGTTGGTTTCGCGGTTCTGACCGCCGCAGCCCCGACGGCGACGGCAGGTTGGGACAGTTTGTCTTATCTAGTAGGGGGTGTTTATCGCCGCCGTCAGGTCACCGCGATGGTGACCTTCACCCAAGAGAGCAACCCGAGAAGGACTCTGTGGACGAATATATGGGCGAAACGGCCGACACGGCCGTTTCGGACGAAGGGTTTCAGGGCGAGACCGATCTGGCCGCAAGTCAGGACATCGGTACCGAAACAGCAGACCCTTCCGCTGCTAGCCAATATTTCACCGTGAAAGTAGGCGGGGAAGACGTTCAGGTTTCGTTGGACGAAGCGCTGAACGGCTACATGCGTCAAAGCGACTACACGCAGAAGACGCAGGCGTTGGCAGAGCAACGTGACTCGTTGACATATGCGGAGGAGATCCGCAACGCGTTGGAACAAGACCCTGAACGGGCCATCCAGGCGTTGCAGGTCGCATATTTGGGGGCGCAGGAGCCGCAGATGATGCGGCCCGAACCTCAAGTTCAGGACACCGAAGCCGACTGGCAAGACCCTGACGAAGCGTTCCGCAGCCGTGTTGAGGAGTTCATGCAGCAGCAGGAAATGCGGACGTTTGAACAGAAAGTTGAACTTGAACTGCAAGCGATGCACCAGCAGTTCGGCCAGTTTGACGATCTGCAAGTGCTGCAATATGCGGTGGAGCGTGGCATCCCGTCGGTGACGGAAGCGGCGAAGGCTTTCGTGGTGGACAGGGTGTTGGCTCAGGCCCAACGGCAACAGGCCCAACAGCAGGCCCAGCAGCGGAAGGCGTCAGCGCCGCCCGTTGCGGGAGGCCGCGGGGTCGCTGGCGGGACCGTGCAGCCTGGCGGGGTGACTGCCCCTACAAGCGTCCGCGATGCGCTTGCTCTCGCAGAGCAGGCGCACGGAATGACCTTGTAATCGTCTAAATGTTTATTCTCGGAAGGGGACGGCGATGGCTGCTGATACCAGTTCGCTGAACTACGACTCGCTACTTGCGACAACTCTTTACAACTACCGTAACACGCTGGAAGATAACGTCTTCCAGGCCCGACCGATGCTGAACTGGCTGAAGTCGAAGAACCGTATCAAGACTTACACGGGCGGTGCCCGTATCGTCATCCCGATCATTGAGGGGTCGAACAGCACGGCGGGTACATACAGCATGTATGACACGCTTTCGACTGCCCCGCAGGATGGGATGACTGCCGCCGAGTACCTGTGGCGGCAGGCTGCCGTGTCCGTTGCTATCGCTGGCCTTGAGGAAGCGCAGAACAACGGCAAGGAAGCGATCATCGACCTTCTCGAAGCGAAGGTGATGCAGGCCGAGGAATCGCTGTCGGACCTGCTGGTCAAGCAGTTCCTCGGGAACGGCACGACCACGAACGCGTGGAATGGTCTTGCGAACATCGTTGACAGCGGCATTGCGCTTGGTGGCCTGGACGTAAGTAACCACGCCACTTGGGCGTCGGTGGAGACGGACCTGAGTTCAGGCCCGTTGACGATTGCTGCGATGTCGGCGGCGTGGAACGATGTCGCTCAGGGTGGCACGGACACTCCTGACTTCATCCTCACTTCGCAGGATCTGTGGGAGAAGTACGAGTCGCTGTTGCAGCCGCAACTGCGTTACTCGGACCCTGCGACCGCGGATGCTGGTTTCGTGAACCTGCTGTACCGTGGCGCTCCTGTCACTTGGGATGTGGCGGTGGACAACTCGTCGTTCCTGTCGGGTTACACCTACGACAGCGGCCCTGTCTACTTCCTGAACTCGAAGCACCTGTGGATCGCACGCCACTCGCAGAAGTGGTTTACGAACACTTCGTTCCAGCGGCCCACGAACCAGGACGCACGGTACGCACAGATTCTGTGCTACGGCAACTTGGTGACGAACAGCCGTCGGCGTCTCGGCAAGATCACGGGCGCGACGGTCTAACCGCTGGGTTTGGGGGACGGCCTCACGAGGGCCGTCCCCCCCTTCCAATGTTCTGAAAGGAACTTATTATGTCAGCAGCCTCTACTGCTAAGAGTGCCCAGCATCGCGGCGAGGAGTTGGTGCGTACCGCTGGTGTCAAGGCTATTACTGCCACTTCGGCTACTTCGGTGACCGTACCGTCGATCACGGACCCTGACATCGCGAAGGTAGATGTGACGGTGTCTGGTGTTGCGGTCGGCGACATGGTACTTGTCGCTCCGCTGGAAGCCCTTCCCACCAACTGTCGTTTGCAGGGTGCGTTTGTGACTGCGACGGACACGGTGACGTTCGTGTTCGGTACGGAGGGCGGGAGCGTTACGGGTGCGGCCAAGACGTTCGATATCCTCATCTTTGATCGGACCTGATAACTCGTGGCGACGGCAGATATCAGTAAGAGCGGCCAGCATCTGCTGGAGAACTTGATTGTTGCTACGGGCGGGGACAGTTTCGCCCTGCTGGAGGACTTGTCGGCCGATGAGGGCGTGCAGGGTTTCCTTACGGCAACGAACGCTGCGTTCGATCTTCCTTCGATCGGCACTCTCGCGAACGGTTCTGCCGATGTGGCTATTACGGGTGTGGCGGCTGGCGACGTTGCGTTCGTCAACTTCCGCACCGCGGTCAGCGGTGGCCTTGTGTTTGTTGGGGCGACGACGGGCACCGACAAGGTGACGTTGACGTTCTACAACACGACTAACGGCTCCGTCGATAACGCGTCGGTCAATGTTGACATTGTGGTATTTGACCTGACTTGACTTTCACCACACTTTCGGGTGTGACTGATTGGAGATAACTGATGGCAGTTACTTGGACTGCGAGCGCACCGCATGCAACTGCGGTGAAGGAAGTGCAGAAGGCTGGAATCGGCTCGGGTTATGGGGCGTCTGGCGCGTCGGTGTTCGAAACGTTGAAGTGGCCTGGTAATAAGCGGGCGGTGCTGACGAAACTTACTGCGTCGGGCACTTACACGACGGGTGGCGATGCGTTCAATGAGGCGACGGTCGGCCTGAAGGAAATCCATGCGGCGTTTGTGGTCGGTTCCCCGACCACGAACGTGAAGCCTGTAAACAAGGGCGATTCGTCGTTCACAATGTTGTGTACGACGCCTGGCACTCCGAAGGTCCAACTGTTCGATGAGGGCACCGAAACGGCGAATGCGACGACGGTCACGAACTTTGCGGTGCATGTGATCCTTGTTGGTATCTGATGGGTGCTGAGCGGCGTCCTGTGAATCATGGTGGTGTGGAGGGTGCCCGCCCGTATGGGGTGGCGGGCGTCGTTCCTGCCGATGCGGTGACGACAACGTACCGTCCGCATGGGAACGGCCGACTGCATGTGTCGGACACGCCGTTTGTGCAGCCGTATGCGGAACGTCCGACTTGTCAGGGGACTCGTACGGACGGTAAGGCTTGTGGGGCGAAGGCGCAGCCTGGCGGCACGCATTGTTCGGCTCACGATCCGTCCCAATAGTAGACGGCGACGGCAGGGGACGGAGACTCCCTCAAGGAGTCGGTCGTCCCCGCCAGGGGACGTAGGAGGGGGTTTGGGTGCCTAGCCCGATGACCGCCCAACAGTTACGCGATTATGTGCGTAACTTTCTGGACACGGACGCTGAGGAAGTCCCTGATGTCCTGTTGGACGTTTGGATGAATGAGGGGGTCGCCCGCATTCAGCGGACGATCCCTTCTTGGTCGTTCTTTGAGACTTCTTGGTCGGTGACGACCGATGAGGCTGAGATTCCGTTCGCCCAGTTTGATCCGTCGGTCGATTCGGTCACCTCGGTTGAGGGGCCTGATTGGATGTTGCGTTATTTGCCGCATGCTCAGGCGGTGGCAAAGTATGCGTGGGGTGATGTGACGGGCGTCGCGTACGAGTTTAGTGTGTCTCGTACGGAGGGGCAGGGGCCGTTTCTGCGGTTGTGGCCGACTCCTTCGGCGTCTGCGACGTATGTGGTGCGTGGCTATCGGGTGGCGGCTGATGTGGTGGCTGCGACGGACAGCCCTGATCTTCCTGAGGAGATCCATCCGTTGGTTGCGGAGTGGATGTTGGCTCGGGCGTTTGAGCAGCAGGACGATTTGCAGATGTCTGTGCAGAAGCAGCAGATGTTTGAACGTCAGTTGGATGTGTTTCGCCGTCAGTACATGCGGGCGATGACGCCTGATGTGCAGCAGATTGGTGGCGGGGCTGGTTTGCAGTTGTCGGGACGTTTACGTTTCCCGTGGGAGTAGGCGATGCCTCAGCGGGTCCGTTCGTTGGAACGGAAAGATTTCACGGGCGGTTTGAACGTCGTTGATGATGCGTTTCAACTGTCGGAGAATGAGACTCCTGACTGTTTGAATGTGCAGTTGTTGCCGCGTGGCGGGTTCCAGTTGAGGAACCCGCTTGTGTTGTTCTCGAAAGATCCGTTTGCGGTCGGGTCTGTGAAGAACATTTGGCCGTTCTATGGGACGGGTGTGCCGCAGGTTGTGGTGCAGACGGCTGATGGGCTGTCGGTTGGGGATGGTGCGGGCGCGTTTGTGGCGGTGCCGCAGCCTGGTGGTACGGGCACGATTTCGGGTCGTTCTCGTGCGGCTTCGTTGGCTCGTACGTCTACGGGCGTGTCGTATTTGTATGTGCAGCGGAATGTGGAACGTCAGGCGACGAGGTTTGATGGGTCGCAGGTTATTGTTCTGACGGATTCGCATGGGGCTTATAACGATGTGTTGGCGTCGCCTGCGGCTGGACATATGCCGAAGGCGAAGTTGGTTGTGGCTCATGCGAACTATCTGTTTCATGGGTGGACGTTGGAGGGTGCTACTTCGTTTCCGTCTCGTTTGCGGTGGTCGCATCCTGGTGAGCCTGAGGATTATCGGACTGACGATTGGGTGGATGTCGGTCTGGATGATGGGGATGAGATTACGGCGTTGGTGTCGTTCGGGCAGGCGCTGTTTGTGTTCAAGCACCGTTCGGTGTGGCGGCTTTCTGGTTATGATCCTGACACTTTCCAGTTGCAGAAGATTGCTGATGGGGTGGGGTGCGTTTCGCAGGAGGCTGTGGTCGCGTCTTCTCAGGGTTTGTTCTGGTTCGATGGGACGCAGGGCATGTTTACGTTGGGGGATGGCCGTCCGCGTTGGATTTGGCAGAAGTTGGCGTCCTTGTTGTTGGACGGGTCGATTTCGCGGTCGTCGCTTGATGGTGTGACGGTCGGCTGGTTGGATAACCGTCTGTTTGTGGCGGTGCCGTGGGATTCGGCGACGGTGAACACTCGTCTGTTTGTGTTTGATTTGCAGGCAGGGAAGGGTGGGGCGTGGTATCCGTACGAGTTCGGTTCGCCTGATAGTCCGATTTCTGTGGGGCCGATGATCTGTTGGTCGGACGGTCCTGGGGACCGTCCGTTCTGCCTGTTGGTGGGCCGTGAGGGGCAGGGGGTGTTCCGCCTGTCGGATGATCGCCAGTTGGCGTCGGACGATTTGGGTTATGCGGCGTTTGTGGCGCAGCAGTCTGAGGTGGGCGGGCAGGATGTGTTGGGCGGTACGGCGCAGGATTTGGTGCCGTTCCGTTCATATTTGAAGACGGCTTGGTTTGCTGCGGGGATGCCGACTGTGCGGAAACGGTGGCGGCGTCCGTCGTTTGTGATGGATGCCGATTCGCAGGGGACTATCGCTGTGGATGTGTTCCACGATTATGCGGCGAATATTTCTCGCCGTTCGTTGTCGTTGGCTGTTGATCCTGCGGATAGCGGTGGGGCGTTGTGGGGTTCGGGAGCGTTGTGGGGGGCGTTCAGTTGGTCGTCGGGTTCGGTGGGCGATCAGGCGATTGTGCGCGGGTCGGCGTTGGGGAACGCGTATGCGGTCCAGTTGTTGTTCAGGGGGCCGCAGGCTCGTTGGGGTGTGAACGCTGTGGCGTTCCGATATTTGCCGAAGAAGGTGCGGTGAGATGTCTTCTGCGTCGTTGAGTTATACGATTTCGAATAACACGCCTGCTGATGCTACGGAGGTGCAGCAGAACTTTGTCGATTTGCGAGATTTCGTGAACGATGAGGTGGTGCATGTCGATGGGTCGAATGCGATGTCGGCTCCGTTGTTGCTGTCGGGGAATCCGTCGGCTGCGGCGCATGCGGTGAGGAAGGCATACACGGATGGGCCGTACGTGTTGGCGAAGAACTCGAACATGGTTTGCGGTACGGACTTTATCCATAATGACCAGAACTATTATGTGGTGAAGAACTTTCAGTCGGAGGAACGCGATTCGCATGGTGCGTTCGTTCCTGCGTCGGGCGTGTTTACCGCTCCGACCGCTGGTTTGTATCATGTTGGGTTTGTGACGGAACTGAATGTTGATGATCCGTCTGACCAACTGATTTCTAAGGCGTTGTATCGGTTTCGGGTTGCGGTCCGTAACTCGGGTGGGACGGTGCAACGGTCGGTGGATGCGTTGCGGGTCTGTCCGTATGTGCTGAACCGTGCGTGGCCGTTCGGTGCGGCGCAGGAGGGATGGTATGGCGTCCACCCGAACGACGAGCCGTTGAAGTTGGCGTCCTCTCAGGTCGTGTATTGCGAGGCTGGGAACAACATTGTGGTGCAGTGTTCGACGGGTGGTGCTGTTGCGGCGGCGAACACGTACGAATATCCGATGTTGGATAGTTTGACGATTGCGTGGCTGCACGGGTTGGGGTCATGATCAAGAACGAGAACGCTACGAAGGTGACGTTCGATGATGGGCAGGTTCGGGTTGCTGTGATCGACAAGTTGGTCCGTTTGGAACAGTTGGTTGCGTCGATTCAGGCTGCGTTAGAGGCGCAGGGCTACTACCCGTACCCGTAGGAGAGGTTGTAGGGAATGAGTGCGTTTACTATCCCGAATGTTGGTAGTGCATCGTATGCCGATCAGGCCCGCGTGTATGCGGCAGATTTCGCGATCCTGACAGCCGCGACGAACGGCACGGGCGTGTATACGGGCTGTGCGGTGACGGCGAAGTCTCCTGCGGCGATGAGGGTCGCGGTTGCGTCGGGGCAGGTGTTGATCGCGAATACGTTGGTTTCGGTGACGGGCGCTGATACTGGCACGATTATTGCGGATGGTGCGAATCCGAAGTGGTCGTTGGTTGAGGTCGATTCTGATGGGGTGTTGTCTTGGAATGAGGGGTCGGCTGCGGCCGACCCGCAGATGCCTGCCCCGTCGGGGTCGAAGGTTGTGTTGGCGGCTGTGTATGTGCCTGCGAATGTGTCGGCGTTGACTTCTTCGATGATTGTCGGGAAGGGTGTGCAGGTCGCGAACTCGTCGGTGACTGCGGCGGGCCACACTTATTATGACGATAACGGTTTGCCGTTGTCGCCGTCTGATTGGACGGCGGTGACGGAGGTCCGTCAGGTGACTGCGAATGGTGGCGGTTCGTGGACGATTGGCGATGTGGTCGGCTATTTGGATGCCGATGGTGTTCACGATGATACTTATACGTTGACGGGTACGGCCCGTCAACTGCCTGACAGTTTGGCTTTGACGATTATGGATCGTCGGGCGGGCTATTCGGCGCAGGCGCAGGGGGCGGCGTACAAAGAGTCGGGTTATGCGGCCCATTCGTCTACGGGGACGGCGGCGGGGCAGGCTGCTGCACAGAATGTTCCGCGTGCGACGAGGTGGACGAGTGCGGCTTCGGCGGGGGCGGCGGCTGGGACTTCTACTTCGGTTGCGCCTGTGTGTCGGGGGGCTGGTACCGATTGGGTCGGGTCGGGGTTTGTGGCGTCCGCGACGTTCAACTTTACTGATGTGTCGTATGACGAGTCGGGCGCTTCGACTGGTTCGCGGTTGGGGTTTGGTTTGTCGTCTACGACGATTGCGACGGCTTTGAGTGCCGATACGGTGTCGGGCCATTTCGTCGGGTTTGTGCGTAGGTCTGTGAATGGTGGTGCTGCGGACACTTATTGGACGTTGTTGTCGCGTGACGGGTCGAATGTGTCTACGTCGGCGACGACGGTGACGTTCTATCCGCAACGGTGGTATTCGATGCAGGTGGGGATGGTTGCGGGCGGGACGGCGGTCCATTGGAAGATCTGGGATCGTACTGCGGGGACGGAAACGTCTGGTGTGTGGTCGCCAACATATATGCCGTCGGCTTCAACGATGCTGTTTCCGATGGTCGGTTTGGTGACGGTGGATGCTACGGGAAGGGCGGTTGACATCAACCGTTTGCAGGTGATCGGCTGATGTTGTATCCGTCGGTGGCCCGCCAGCCGAAGCCCGCTATTGAAGATTTGGATACGGCCACTTGGCGTGGCCGTCAGTGGGTCGGTGCGGACTGTACTGCGATGACGGTCGCTTGGGATGGGACTGTCCTCATGTTCTGTGGCGACACCTATATGGGTCGTGTGCCGCAGATGCCTGATGGGCCCGTACCGTCTGGCTGTCCGTTTACGAACAACAGTTTGTTGTTCTGGCGGCAGGGGACGTTCGGTGTCCGCTATCAGGGCGGCACGAACATTTATGGGGCACGGAAGCCGTATGTGCCTGGGTTCTTGTCGCCGTCTCCTGGCGGGTTCCGTTGGCCTGCGGGCGCGTGGGTGGATGTGGACAATAAGGTCCATGCGTTCTTTGCGGGCTATACGGGCAATATCTTTACGGGCTATGAGGCGGCGACGTTAGGTGAGGTGACGGTCGATCCTGTGACGTTGATGCCTGGCGTGTGGGCGGCAAGTTCAGGTTTGGGGCCGACGACGGTTGGTGGCCTTCAGGTCACTTGGGGGCAGGCTGTTTCGTTTGACGAAACTTACCAGTATGTGTATGGGGCGGTGCAGCATGTTGGTGATGGGTACAGGGTTGTTGTCGCTCGTCGTGGACGAGGCACGACGGGCACTCCCACCTATTGGGATGGGGCTACCTGGTCGGCTGCTGTGGCGGATGTGGCCGAGTTGGGGCCGACACCTGGGAACTCGTTTACGGTGTTGCCCCATCCTGCGGGCGGCTTGCTGTTGACTTCGTGCCGTAAGGGACTGTTGTCGAACAAGGTTGCTGCGTGGTGGGCGGCAAGCCCGACGGGGTCGTGGACAGATTTGGGGGATCTTTATACGGTCCCCACAGTGTGGGCCGACCAATATAACTATGGTGGCTTGTCGTACCGTCAGGGCAATATGTTGCGGCTGCTGTATAACTTGAATGGTGATGGTGTGTTGAACGATTATCGTCGCTATGGGGTCAGGTGGGCTGAGGTGCCTTTCCCTGCCCGCCCGTAGGAGGTTTGTGTTGTGGTGAATCCGTTTAGCCCTGAGGCGTTAGATTATTATCGTCGTGTGGGCGAGCAGGAGAAGGCCGACCCGTTGGGTGCGCCTTTGCGGGTGTCGGCGAATGCCGATTTGCAGTTTGCGAATCAGCGGCAGGCTGCCGAGGATGTGTATGGGCAGCAGTCTGCGAATAATGCGTATGGTCGGGCGACTACGGCTGCTGATTATATTCGCCGCCTTCGCGATTTCAACTTTCAGCAGGACAAGTTCCGTGAGGGGCTGCCTGGACGGTTCAACCGTCGGGGCATGTTGGGTTCGGGTGTTTGGCAGCATGGCCTGAAAGATTATGCGCTGTTGCGTGCCCGTCAGGGTGGCGACTTGCAGGAGCAGCGTGCTCGGGCGTTGGGACAGTATGACGTAAATGAACAGATGTTGCTGAAACAGAAGTTGTTTGCGTTGGCACAGTTGGAGGCGCAACGTCAGATGATGATGAATCAGATGGCCGCACAGCGGATCGGGGGTGGTGGACAATGAGTCATCCCAATGGGGAGCATCGTAGCGCGTGGGACATGCTCCTGAATGGGCCTCAGCGGGCCGCGGCGCGGGCAGAGCGTGAGGCGAACGAGAAGAAATGGTTGGAGGCGATGGCTTACAACCAGGACATGGAGAATACAAATAAGGCGACCGTTGAAGCCGAGGCGATTCTGAATGGGACGGGACCGTACGGCTATGGCGGCGGCGGGGGCGGCTATGGCGGCGGCGGCGGTGGCGGTGGCCGTTCTCGCGCACAGTTGATCGCCGACCTGTCGAAAGTGTTCGAGTCGGGAAAGCAGGGGGTGACCAATGCTGGTTCGGCCGCACAGGCACAGTTGTCGGCGTTGATCGACCAGATGCGTCGCCGCAACAAAGATCTGTTGTCGGCGAACGCCGCCCCCTACAGGGATGGGTTGGGGCAGAATCAAGCGTTGCTCGCCCAACTTTCTGCCGATCTTGGCCGTCAGGGCGCTTCGACGGCGGGGGTGGGGTCGGAGATGGCGTTGCGTGATGCTGCGATGCGTGACGCTCAGGCCCGCCAACAGTCGTTGATGGGCCAGTATGGGCAGCAGTTCGAACAGTCGTTGGGTGTGCGCCAGTTGGCGTCGGCGCAGGCCCAACAGAACGCGTTGCAGGACCTTGAACGAATGTACGCGGCGTCTAAACAGCGCCTCGGATAGCAGGAGATAGTTGTGGACCCTGAAGAATACGACCCTGAAGATTACGGTTACGACGCGAACGGCAATGTTGTGCTGTTCGATAGTGGCGGCGGCTACAGCGGGGGCGGCTACCAGTTTCCTGACTATAGCGGCGAGATGGGCGACTATCCGTTCTTTCAGGATCAGCCGTTGGGGCCGTCGAAGCCGATGTCTTCTTCTTCGATCATTTCGTTGAACAAGTATGTTGACGCGCCGAAACAGGTTCCTACGGTCGATTGGGGCCGTCTGTTGGAAGCGGAACAGAAACGGTTCTCTGACGACGGTCGCAGCGGCATCAACCCGAACGATCCGTTCGCACAGCAGATCGTGTCGAACTATCTGAACGATCTGGCTGCTAACCGTACGTCGGTGGAGGAAGCGAAACGGAACTTTATGTTCCGTTCGGGTCTTGGTACCGTGCCTGGTGGCCCTGCTCCCGACCCGAATGGCGACTTTCGGAAACTGTCGAAAGAACAACAGTTGGCTGTTGCCCGCATATTCGATATGGGCCAACAGTCGTTGGAGCGGCAGCGGCAGGCGCAGCCTTCTGAACTGGAGCGGAAGAAACGGTATTTGCATGTCTTGCAGCAGATGATTTCACTGCGCCAGCGGGCGAAGTAGACGACAGATGGCAGAGCCGACTTACAATCCTGCGGAACAGTTCAGACGGTCGATGGAGCGGTTTGCGCCGCCGCCGAAACCTGCCGTTCGACGGTCAGGTTCGGCAGGTTGGAGCGGCCCTGCAGCGTACGCGACGGGCGGTGGCGGCGGGGGCGGCTGGCGGGAGCGGCTCGCTGGCCCGTTGTCTGCGTTGGGGTATGTGTTCGACGTTGTTGATGTTCCTCGTGCGTTCGTGTTCTCGGCGATCAACGAGGTTGCACAGTTGTCGAACAACCCTGCTGGCGGCGGCATGTTGCTGGGCCAGTCGGACGACGATGCGTCGTTCAAAGACCTGTTCGAGCAGACGTTCGATAAGAAGAAACGGATTTACGGCCGCGATTGGATTGAGGGCAGTCCCGAACATGGGATAGTAAAGAGTCCACTGGCCGACCATATGCCCGATTGGGCGGTGGCGGCTACGGGGTTTGGTGTCGATCTGGCGTTCGACCCTTTGACGTATGTGGGCGGTGCAGGTGTAGCGAAGGCGGGGGCGAAGGTTACTGCGACTCGTGTTGCGGAGGCTGCCGCTGATGACATTGCCCGTACGGCAGAGCGGGCTGCCGCCCGCAAGTTGGGGGAACAGGCCGTTGGCGATGTTGGCGAGCAGGCTGCGAAGCAGGTTGCGGAGTCTGCGGCGCAGGGTGCAGCGAAAGGCGGTCTGGAACGGACGTTGGCGAATCAGGCTGCGAAACAGGCTGACGATGCCGCAAAGTTACGTGCCGAGATTGCTAAGACCCTTGCGGAGGGCGGCGACCTGAAGCAAGGGAAGATGATCCGTCTGGTTGCCGATGACCCTGAGGTTGCGAAGGCTATCGAAGCGGGCCAGCAGGCGGTGGCGAAGGCTCGCCGTACGAAACTGTCGGAGTTGACCGCCGAGGAGATGGCAAGGTATTTGCCGAACGAACAGCGCGGTTTGCAGTTCGCAGGGTTGGGGGTGATCCCTGGGACGGGATCGAAGGCAGGTCAGGCGTTCGGGGAACTGTATGCGAAGGGTTCAGCGAAGGCTGCCGATCTTGTGTCGCACACGGTCGGGCGGGCGTTCGGGACGAACGTCGCGTTGCGGGATCTTGCACGGTCGGGGAAACCTGAGGAGGCTTGGGGGGCCGTCTGGAAACAGATCGGCGCGGACCGTGCGCGGGCCGAGGCAAGAACTCTTTCTACGAAATGGTGGAATGATGCTCACCATGCGTTGAAGGGGTTCTCTGACGACGAGATGGATTCGTTGCCGAAGGCGTTGGAGGGCGATCAGGCGGCTGTGAAGGCGTTGGGTGGGGACAGGGTCGCTCCTGTCCGTAAACTGTTGGACGAGATCGCAGCCCACGAGAAGGCTACGGGCGCGAATATCAACATCATTGAGGATTATATTCCGCGCCGTCTGCATGGCGATCCGAAAGTTCGGGACGCTCTCCGCAAGTTGGGGCTTCTTGCGAAGAAGGGCGGGAATGCGAACCCGTTGGCGATCCACGAACGTGCCCGTTCGTTGGTTGCCGACAGTCAGGGTTTCTACCATTTCGGCGGCGAGTCGTTCAAGGCGGCGAATAACGCTGAGGTGACGGCGAAGGTGACGGAGATTGCCCGCCGCATGTTGGAGCAGGTCGATCCCGAGTTGGCGAAGAACTTCGATGGGTTCTTCAACACGGACATGCGGGAAACGTTGGCTCACTATATCAAGCAGGCTGCGAACCGCAGTTCGGAACGTATCGCTGCGACTGAACTGTTCAACAAGGGCCTGTTGGGTGAGGTGAGTAGGGTCCGAAAGTTGACGCCTGCGGCGGCGAAAGAGTCTCGTACGGTCGGGAACCAGTTGGTCCGTCAGGTGCAGAACACGGTCGGTTTGCGGGCCGTGTTGGATGATCTTGACGGGGAGATCCGTCGTCTGGCTGAGGGGCTGGTGCGGGGCAGACAGTCCCAGTTGCGGCTGTCTGCCGC